GTGGAAGTAAAGAAGCTAGAATAAGAGGTGTTTCACTACAATACTAATGTCTAAAAAAATGACCCCTAAAAAGTATGCTGAAATAGCAACTGGGGTAAGACTTTCTAGTCACGAAAAATTATGTGCTGAAAGAATGAAGAATATCCAAGACAGTATTAAAGAATTATCTAAAGAAGTTAAATCTTTAAGAACTGAAGTTAGTAAAGGTAAAGGTGCAATTAGTGTATTAGTCTTTTTAGGAACAGTTATTGCAGGAATAATAGGATTTTTTCAGTTAAGATGAAATATATCCTAGTTATGTATCTTTGCATAAGTGGACAAACTTGTATTGAAGAAAAAATCTCACCTGTAGAGTATCCAAAATATTATGACTGTCTAAGTGATGGTTACATAAGAGCATATAATTCAATTCAAACACTTGGTGTTGATGTAATAGAAAAAAATAAATTTATAGTAAAATTTGAATGTAGAGGAGTAAAAGGTGAAAATATCTGAAAATACTAATGTTGCTATGCCAGTTAAAAATATGGTTGGTATTGTAGTTGCAGTAGCTATGGGTGTTTTTGCTTATACAGAAGTAACTGCAAGATTAACTTCATTAGAAACTTCAAGAGAATTATTCCAAGCAGACTTACTTAAAAAAAGCCATCAGAAGCCAGTTGACCAAGAACAGTTTATGTTAATTGAAAGTTTGTTTGAAGATGTAGAAAAATTAATTAAAAACCAAGAACAGAATATGACTAACAAAGTTAATATAGAATTTTTAAAACAACAGTTAGAGAAAACACTAGCTGATGTAGAAAATCTTAAAGACAAAGTTAGAAAAAATGGGAACGGACACTAATGATTGAAACAGCAGTAGCTTTATTACTTTTTGTAAATGGTGAAATAAAAGAACACCGAATACAAGACAGTATGGCAACCTGTTTAAAGAGACGTAGAGTTGCTGAAAGAGAAATACAAGCATCAACTTCATATAAATGTTTGTCAGCAAAAATGGAACTAGAAGTAAATATAGACGGTTCTAAATCAATTAAAAAAATAATATTAGACTAATGAAAAAAATAATAGATTTTATAGAAAAGATAATTCTATGGATATTAGGATATAGATGAGCAAAGATAAATTACTACAACTTCATTCGATACTAGCAGAACAGCTATTAAAAAAAGTAAAAGATGAAGATGTAAAAGCTAGTGACCTTAATGTTGCTAGACAGTTTCTAAAAGACAATGGTATTGATGGATTACCTACAAATGATAATCCACTAGGTCAATTAATGAATGAACTACCATTTGCTGAAAAGAAATTAGTTAAGAATAATTAATATAAGTTTATGCACGAAAAACTGAAAGACTTCAGGAATTTTCTCTACTTAGCATGGAAGCATTTAAGACTTCCTGCACCTTCTACCATGCAATATTCAATCGCTGACTATATTGCTAATGGCGATAAACGTACAATTATCAGTGCTTTTAGAGGGGTAGGCAAAAGTTGGATTACTTCAACTTATGTCTTATGGAGATTACTTCTTGACCCACAAATAAATATATTGGTTGTGTCTGCTTCTAAAAATAGAGCAGATGACTTTAGTACGTTTTGTTTAAGACTGCTATCTGAGATGCCTATACTACAGCATCTAAAACCAAAAGGTGACCAACGACAATCTAAGATAAGTTTTGACGTTGCACCTGCATTAGCAAGTCACCAACCTTCAGTTAAATCTTTAGGTATAACTTCTCAGCTAACTGGAAGTAGAGCAGACTTAATTATTGCAGATGATATAGAAACTTCAGGGAATACTCAAACTCAGTTTATGAGAGACAAGTTATCTGAAGCAATTAAAGAATTTGAAGCTATTGTAAAACCTGAAGGTTCTAGAACTATATTCTTAGGGACACCTCAAACAGAACAGTCTATTTATAACAAGTTGCAAGAGAGAGGTTATAAAATTAGATATTGGACAGCAAGGTATCCATCAGAGAAGCAACTAAAATCGTATGCTTCTAATCTTGCACCCATTATTGCAAATACTTGGGAGCATGAACTTGTAGGGAAAGCAACTGACCCACAAAGATTTGATGAAAAAGATTTATTAGAAAGAGAAGCTAGTTATGGTCGTATTGGCTTTAACATGCAGTTTCAATTAGATACTACTTTAAGTGATTTAGACAGATACCCACTTAAACTAAAAGACTTAATAGTATTAAATTTAAACCCCACTACTGCCCCTGAGAAGGTCGTATGGGCTAGTTCTCCTGAATTACAGTGGAATGACTTACCTAATGTAGGTTTACAAGGAGACGCATATTTCAGACCCATGCAGACACAAGGAGACTGGATAGACTACACTGGTTGTGTAATGTCTATTGACCCTTCAGGTAAAGGTAAAGATGAAACAGCTTATTGTGTAACTAAGATATTAAATGGTAATATTTATGTAGTTGCAACAGGTGGTTTTAACTCAGGTTATTCTGAGCATGTCTTAAATAAACTTGTAGGCATTGCTAAGAAGCATGAAGTTAAAAAGATACTTATTGAAGAAAACTTTGGTCAAGGTATGTTTGAAGCACTACTTAAACCTTATCTGACAAAAGAGTATCCCTGTACGACAGAGATGGTCAGACAGACCTCTAATAAGCATAGAAGGATACTAGACACCCTAGAACCTCTATTTGCACAGCATAGAATAGTATTTGATGCTAATGCTATAAGAGAGGACTATGAGGGTACTAATAACCTATATCCACCTGAAACAGCATTAAGGTATCAACTGATGTATCAAATAAGTAGATTACAGAAGGGTGCTAATACGTTATCGCAAGATGACCGAATAGATGCCTTACAGATGGCTTGTTATTACTGGATATTACAATTATCAAAAGACCAAGATATGTCAGTAAAGACAAGGAAAGAAGAACTATTTAACCAAGAATTAGACCAATTCTTTGGAAGACCTAATAAAGACAATACTTGGATAAAGATATAAGACATATCTAAGTGCCACTATTAGAGAATTAGAACTATTAGATAACTATTAGTTTAATAATAAGTGTAATCAGGTTCATGTATGCAATATAGGAACTGATGATGAATATAGTGTGACTAATAGAGATAACTAAATAACATGAACCATAATGATAAACTATTATATCTTAAAGCCTTATGTAAAACTAAGGGTGACAAGAAGGTAGCTAAAGAAATAGCTGATGGTATCAAGTATTTAAACAAGAAGACTGGCTTGGGGTATACTTATAGAGCAGACAAAAAGCCCTTAAATCCAAAAGAAGACCAAATAGAAGGCAAGAAGTTTATCTTAAAGTTCTGCCAAGAGTTTTTAGACTACGCAGTTGATTACTCAATGATTGATAGAGTAGAAGACTTGTTGCACCCACAAGAATAATTTGGCATAAAAATGTGACAACCTCACGTATATGCCCAAATTTTTTTTGTCCCCGTATGGGTGTGGTAAAAATGTCACAATAAGGGGTGGTATATTTATTATAATGCAACGTCTGTAGCACAAAAAATAACTATTATTTATATTCTACAACAATAAACACTGGTTATTGCAACCAATGACACCAATTTTTATAGTATTTTCTACTTTGGAATGGTTCTAAGCTGTTTTTTTAATTTGCGTCCATGTTTTACATTATCTGTTTTCTAACCATTGACACTGGTTGCACTAATATCGTACAGTGGTGCATTAATAAATAAAAATAGGACGGCAGATAAACATGAATAATAAAAAACTAATAATTGAAAAATCAACTGGCAGAAAAACTGGAGTTGTGGCTTTGTGCTATGAATTTGAGTGGAATACACTGGCAGATATTATTAAAATAATAAGCAATAAAGACTTAGGAATTAATTTTACTATTCCTAGTTATTTAAAATATCCTGATTATTGTGCAGGGTTAAAACATAGATATGAAGGGTTAGCCTATGAAATATTCAACGAAGAAAAAACAGATTTTAAAGAATTTAAATTTGAAGTTCAGTTTTTTTATAATGGTGAAAAAATGAGTAGAAGCAAATATTATAATTCATGCGTTAAAGATAATTTTAAAAAAGTTACTGAAGCATTAAATTAATTAAACAAAATTAAGCCCTTTAAAATTAAACTTTTAGAGGGCTTTTTTTGTGCCTATAGTTTACCTACCTGCGACAATCTGACTTATATTATACATGCACTAATATAATACACTGGTGCAATCGTTAATAAATAAAATAGGTAGGTAGATATGAAAAAAGCAAATGAAATAGTAAAACATGTTACTGAACATCTAATAAAACAGATGGAAAGTGACGATGGTGGCAAGTGGTTGAAGGGGTGGACTAATAAAGCTTTTCAAAATGTAGACGGACACAATTATTCAGGAATGAATTTATTTTGGTTGTCTATGATTGCAGAAGGTTTTTTGGGTGAACCTAAAGAGCGTAAAGTTTACGGAACTTATTTGCAATGGAAAAATAAAGGTTGTCAGGTTAAGAAGGGTTCAAAGTCTGTACAGCTTTTAAAACCTATAATTGGTTCTAAAGATGTAGAAGTTGAAACACCTACAGGAACTGAAACAGCAACTAGACATTATAAATTCTTTTCAACTTTCAATGTGTTTAATATTGAAGACGTTGAAGGCAACGTGTCTAGATGGGACAATGTAGACAACCCACAACAAAAAAGTGAAGTTGAAGTGTCTGAAGTTGCTGAAAGTTACGTTAAAAATACAGGTGCAATTATCAACCATATTGATGGTGGTAACGCATATTACGTACCATCTCAGGACGTGATATTTATGCCTGATAAAACTAACTTTATACATACAAAGAATGCCAGTGCAACTGATGGATATTACGGAACTTTATTCCATGAACTAACACACTGGACAGGTGACGCAACTAGATGTGACAGGAAAATGAGTGGTTGGAAGGGTTCAACTGACTACGCATTCGAAGAATTAGTTGCTGAAATGGGTAGTGCATTCCTATGCAATCAACTAGGCATTAGTGCAACACCACGTGTAGACCATGCTAAGTATTTAAAATCATGGATAAGATGCTTAAAGGATAAACCTACAGCACTAATGAATGCTAGTGGGTTAGCTAATAAATCACTTATATACTTAAATGAGTTGCAACCTAAGGCACTCAAAAAAGTAGCATAGGTAAAAAAATAAAACTTAAAACCCTGTTATATTTTTAGCAGGGTTTTTTGTATTTATATAAAAAAATAATGATAGTACATTGTCACCTTGATTGATGATGATAGTACATTGTCGCTTTGATTTTATAG